TTTCTTTTTTGACAAAGTAGAGTATACTAATTGTATGATTAATTGAGAAAGGAAAATATCATGGAAAATAAATGTTACGCAATCGACCTTAAGACTAATGAAGTCAAAGCCTATGTAAATAAAAAAGTTGCTCAAGGTATGGGCAATGGTTCAGCACTCTTCACAAATATGGAGGAGTTGGCTGAAAATCCAAACATGAGTAGCGACAGGTTAGTTTTAACATATAACAAGATTGCTGATAAGCCTGTCAAAAAGTTCTCCGATAAAAAGACTGGTATCCAAAGAATCTTCAAACTCGTCGAAGATACACCAATCACCCCAACATATTGGGACTCAGGAGAATACAACCCCAAGCTAGGAGCAGCAACTCCAAAGGAGAAGAAAGAAGTGGATAATGTCGTTCAAGTAAAAGTTAAGTCAGCTGATGCAAAAAAAGGTCGTTCATCGTCCTATGCAGGCAAAACAATCAAATGTCTAGTTGATGAGAATCCTCGTAGGCAAGCCACACATGGGTTTCACTCCATGGCTCTTTTCATAAACGCAGGTGGTAAAGGTGCCACAATGTCTTATGAAGATTATGTTACACAAGGTGGTCGTCGTCAAGATCTCGCATGGGACATTGATAAAGGTAATCTTGAATTGGTAGGTAGTTAAATATGATTATCTATGGCGCAGGCTTGGCAGGTCTCCTAGCAGGGAATATGCTTCGTGGGTTTGATGTTGAAGTCCATGAGGCACAGAAAGAACTTCCCAACAATCATGGAGCATTGCTTAGATTCCGAACTGATAAAGTTGGGACTGCCTGCGCCATACCATTTAAAAAAGTTCGTGTTCACAAATCAATTAAGTATGATGGGAGGCACCAGACCTCCCCAAACTTATTTTTAAGTAATTTATATTCGCAAAAAGTTACAGGAGCAATATTGAGTCGGTCAATAAATAATCTTGAGCCATCAGACCGATACATCGCTCCATGGGAACTTATAAACATGATGGCCAGGAATTGTAAAATAAGATATGGCATGGGTCTTAGTAAAAGTGTTATTGAAAGAAATGATGCTCCTATAATATCAACCATACCAATGCCCACATTAATGAAGATTGTAGGTTGGCCAGATGTGCCAGACTTTCCTCATCAAAAGATATGGACGCAAAAAGCAAAGATTGATTCACCAGAGTGTAATGTCTATCAAACTATTTATTATCCCGACCCACTGACACCATTTTACAGAATATCAGTTATTGGTGACACAGTTATATCGGAGTATGTTAAAAAGCCAGAACAAGATATTGGTCCACATATTATGACTG